CAAAGAGTTTTTAAACCTTTCTCCCAAGCGTGGAAGTGAGATGATGTAATCTTAGATAGTGATGGATTTCCCATGTAAATGTTCATTGATTGTGATTGGTCTATGAACGGTGCTCTATCAGCGGACATATCAATAAGTTCTTTTTGTGAAATCTCCCAAATGGTTTTGTATTTTGGAATCAAATGTTCGATTCTTTTAACCTTCTTATGATAGTTTTTATCTTCAGTGTCTAAGTAATTGTTAAAATTGATGTTTTGAATGGAACCCTCATTTAGAATAATCTCATTCTTTAAGTCCTCAGACCAAATTCCAATTTTTTCAAAATCACTAATTAGATACTTGTTAACAATCATAATTTCACCACCAACAACACGTCTATTAAAGATGGCTGAATGAGCCGGTTCTGTCATTTCATAAGAACCCGTAATCTTAGCTGATGACGCTACAGGCATTTGAGCTGTAAATAATGAATTACAAACACCGTATTTTTTAACATTTTCTTTTAATGTGTCCCAAGACCATCTACCCGATAAATGTTGTTCTTTTAGACCCCACATATCAAATTGGAATACCCCGTTTGACATTGGTGAACCTTCGAAAAATGAATATGGTTTGTAATTACCATCCATACACAATTTGTTACTCTCTGTAATTGCTGCGAAGTAGATTGTTTCAAATATTTCTTTGTTTAACTTACGAGCTTCTTCAGAAGTGAACGTGTAATCCATAAGATAAAATACGTCAGCTAAACCTTGTGTACCAATCGCGATTGCTCTTTGTTCTAAACCACCTTTTTTACCTTTTTCGGTGGAATAATTGTTAATATCAACAACTTTATTCAAAGCTCTAACGACTCTTCTTGTTTCAGTGTAAAGTGATTTAAAGTCAAATTCACCGTCTTTTACAAAGTTCTTCAGAACCATTGAGGATAGTGTACAGATAGCTGTTGTTTTCTCATCAGTGTATTGGTAGATTTCATTACAAAGATTTGATTGTTTAATGACACCGATATTTTGATGGTTTGTCTTTCTATTTGCGTTATCCTTTGAACATAAGTATGGAACTCCTGTTTCAACTTGTGCTTCAATAACTTTTGTCCAAACATCTTGGGCTTTAACTTTTTTTCCGATACCCAAAGATACAGCTTTATTATAATTCTCTTCATATTCTTGTCCGTAACATTCTTGGAGTGGTTTTAAACCAGCTTTCTTAATGTCATTAGGACAAAACAAATACCAATCTGAATTATTCTTAACCGCTCTCATGAAATTATCGGGAATCCAAAGAGCTGTGAATAAATCTCTAGCCCTTAATTCTTCAGCACCTGTGTTCTTTTTAATTTCAAGTAAGTCAAAGATATCCTTATGCCAAGGTTCAAGATAGATAGCTGCACTACCAGGTCTTCTACCTTGTTGATTAAAAAATCTTAAAGACTCATTAACAATCTTCAAATACTTCAAAAGTCCACCAGCATAACCACCCGTAGATGAAATTCTACTTTCTTTACTTCTAATATTACTCATAGATAGACCAATTCCAGCCGCGTCAGATGAGTAGGTTGAAATATCATTCATCGTATCAAGAAGTCCTTGTCTTGAGTCTGAGTTATTATAGTGAAGAACACATGATGCTAATTGTGGGACTTTAGTTCCCGAATTAATCATTATCGGTGTAGCTGGTGAAATAAGTTGATTTGACAATGAATTGTAGTACTCAACAGCTTCTTCAAATGAATTAGTCACCCAAATAGCTACCCTCATGTACATATGTTGTGGTCTTTCAACAACTTTTCCATTAGGAAGTTTTAATAGGTACATCTCTTGTAAGGATTTCCAAGCAAAGTAATCGAAATTGTAATCATTATCGTGATTTATAACCTCATCAATCTTTTCTTTACCATAAAGAACTATCGTATCGACAAATTCATTATTAATAATACCGTGAGAATGTAATTCCATCATGGTATCATAAAAACTTGGACTTGTTTCTTTGTGGTATGAAGATATAGCGACAGATGAAGCTAAACGAGAATAATCGTGATGACTTCCAGTATAAGAAGCAGCAATCTCATATACCAACTTATCGAGTTCTTTTGTGGTTATGTGACCTTCAACAGGTACGGATGTAATAACTTTAATGAAAATCTCATCTGAGTTTACATTTAGACCTTTTGCAGCTCTTTTTATTCTGTTATAAATCTTTTGTGGGTTAAAAGACACTTCGTCTCCACCTCTTTTTTTAATCTTTAGTGACATCATAATTAAAAATCGTCTGTAAAATTAATTGTTTCGTTTAACTTAGCTTTTTGATACTCAACTGTTCTTGATTCAAAGAAGTTACCCTTTGTTTCAACAGCTATTTGTTCCATAAATTTGAATGGTTGTTCAACATTAAAGTGTTTTTTACATCCAAGTTTAACAAGAAGTCCATCAACAACAAATTCCAAATATTGTTTCATTAAGTTTGAGTTCATTCCTATCAATGATACGGGAAGTGATTCAGTAATAAACTCTTTTTCAATCTCAAGAGCTGAAAGAAGAATTTCTTTTATTCTTTTCTCGGATGGTTTGTCCTCTACGTGATTGTTTAACAAGTGTATAGCGAAGTCACAATGTAAGTTTTCGTCTTTAAAAATTAAAGCGTTAGCGTTACAGAGTCCTTGCATTATACCTCTTGATTTTAACCAAAAGATTGAACAAAATGAACCCGAGAAGAATATTCCTTCTACCGCTGCGAAAGCTACAAGTCTTTCTTGAAACGAAGCGTTTTTAATCCAATCCAACGCCCATTTAGCTTTCTTTTGAACTGCGGGTAGTTTGTCTATCGCGTTAAAACAGTCATCCTTTTCTTTTGGATTTGACACATAGGTGTCAATCAATAATGAATACATTAATGAGTGAATGTTCTCCATCATAAGTTGGAATCCGTAGAAAAACTTTGCTTCGGGATATTGTACTTCCCTATAAAAGTTTTCAGCTAAATTTTCATTAACAATTCCATCTGATGCCGCAAAGAATGATAATACATTCTTAACGAAATATCTTTCATTGTCTGAAAGATTTTCCCAATCTCTAATGTCGTTTGTTAAGTCGACTTCTTCAGCTGTCCAAAACGCTGCTTGGTGTTGTTTATAAAACTCCCATATATCGTGATACTGGATTGGAAATATCACAAATCGGTTTGGATTCTCTACTAAAATTTTTTCCATAATTAATTACTGTTTTTTTGTTCTCTTTGTTTTCTTTTCTCCAACAAATCTTTTACCCTTTGTCGGTTTTGTTCTTCTTTTTGTTCTTCAAGTCCAAGGAATGTGACTGAACTTTCTGTGTCTATCTCTAATAAACCGTTATCGAATTTACAGTTTTCAAAAACTATACCGTCATCACCGATACGTGACTTGGTCACTGCGATTGTAGCTAATTTCATTTCTTTTTGTTGTAATGTCTTAGCTACCGATATGATTACGTGTCCAACTTGTGCTTTCTTAATTGACCCACCCATTTGGTCTGTTGTTACAACCTCGGATGAGATTGAACTTCTATTTCCTTGGGTCGCTGTCCAACCTACAAGATTCATTTCGTGACACATAGCTTCAAAAGCTCTCATTACGGACCCTTCTGATTTCCATTCATCACCCAAATTTTTATCGGGAACAACACAATCAATATAGTCTAACAAAACCATATCAATCTTAACACCGTCAGCTACCATCTTTCTAATTTGATTTTTGATTTGTAACATTGTAAGTGTGTCGGATGGAAGTTTCTTCAATATCAATTTGTTTTCCATTGAGTCCTTAATTTCTTTTACCTTGGTCATTACTTCTTCTTTCTTTATTGAAAGTTCATCGGGATGAATTTTTGTCCAAAGTGTGAAATGTTTTCTTTGAATAATCTTAGGGTTATCTTCAAAAAATATTTGAAGTACGTTATATCCTAAGTTGAAAGCGTGGTTGGATATTTTTGTTAGGAATGTTGACTTACCTACCCCAGTTGGAGCTAATATAACCCCAATTTCACCTTTAGCTAAACCACCTTTAAGTAGTCTATCAATTCCAGGTATTCCCATAGGAATTGGGTGTCTGTAGTCTTCATTTAGTACATCTTCTAAGTTAGCAAATACATCGTCAGT